TTAATTACCTTTAGTCTACTAGAAGTTCGTAACTAACCAAGTATGTTAGGTCACTGTTAGCAGAAGCTGTAACAGCGAGTAGATCTGTTTCGTCTAAATAAAATCCGTTGTCTTTACCTACAACAACAAGTGTTGCATCAGCAGGTACAGATATTGTGTTAGCTATCTTAACATAGTTTGATCCGTTATCTACACTTACCTCAACGGTAATATCAGCAGCATTTGTGCCATCTATGTTTGATATCATTAACGTGTTTATCTTTGCACAGTTTTCTGCAGGTACATCAACGATGTCTGCTCTACTTGTTGTCACTGCACCAACTGCTACCTTTGGAGTAATAGTTGCTACATTAATTATATTTGGGGTTGCCATTTACTTTTACCTTTCTATCCAAATACTATTGCCATAGCAATGGCAAATCCTTTAGTGGCAGCACTACCTGCAGCATACGTTTTTACATCTGATGCAGGAATAGTTTTCATTGTGCCATTATCATTTACTATAAAACCGTCAGCATCTGCCAATGTTATTGAACTACCAACAGAGGTATCACCATCTAGTAAATTTAGTTCTGATGCAGTCGCTGTAGCACCATCAAGTATGTTTAGTTCTGCAGCAGTAGAAGTTACAGCAGTTCCGTTTATTGCTAGTTTATCTGTGACAACGTTGAACGTACCATTGTCCTCAATCCTAGCTACCTCTGTTCCATCTCTTTGTTGAAAGATAAGATCTTTAGCATCTACAACAGGTCTGATAATTACATCACTAGAAGAGTTAGTGATTCTAAGTATCTCTGTTCCACCGTCTTGAAATTTAAAATCACCACCGTCTGCATCCAGGATAATATCTCCTGCAACATCTACTGTCAAGTCTCCAGAACTAAGATCAATCTCTGTCCCATCAATAGTAATGTTATCAACAACAACACCTGCGTTAGCTGTAACTACACCACCGACAGCTAGAGTAGATGCCATATCAACAGCACCGTCAATATCAACAACATCTAAGTTAGCTGTTCCATCTACATCAATGTCACCACTAATATCTAGAGATGCAGCAATAAGTTGATCTACCTGTAAATCTTCATGGCTAGAGCCTAGCTTTAACTCAAACTTTGGCCCTGAAGTATTGTAGGTAAACGTAGCATCATCACCACTACCACCCTCTATTGTAATACCTGCACCGTTGATTACAGCAGATGTACTGTTACCACTGTCAAGAACAATGTTGTGATCGTTAAGATTTACAGTAGTAGAGTTTACTGTTGTGGTTGTACCTGATACAGTTAAGTCACCTGTAACTGTAAGGTTGTCTGCTACTGTAACCTCTGAGGTGCTGTGTCCTATTGTAATAGCTGTACCAGATATACCTGTACCAATAGAAATAGACTCACTACTATTACCTGTATCAACTACAAAATAATTATCTGAGCCTTGTTTAATTGTAAATGCAGTAGCTGAGTTATCAGATATAGCCACGTTAATGTCTGTGCCATCAGCACTAATAGAGTCTAGAGCAATATCACCAACGTTAGTAATGTTGTTATCACCAAAGCTAGTAGCACCCATTGTTTTGTTTGTAAGTGTTTGTGTTGCTGTCGTACCAACAATCTCTTGATCACCACCAGGAGGTAGAGTTAGTACGTTAGTGACAGAGGCTGAGTGTGGTTGCGACTTAACTGTTTGACCATGAGAGTTAGACTCACAGTTAAATACAATGGTACCAGGATTACTGTTACCTTTTACAACTACTTTACCTGTGCCGTTAGGTGCAAAGTCAATATCGGCATTTGATGTAGTAACAATATCGTTACCGTTCATATCAAGGTTGCCGCCTAACTGTGGAGTGCTATCCTCTACCACATTAGATATAGCGGCACCAGATACAGCAAGACCAGAGACTATAGTGCTACGTGTGATCTTTTTAAGACCACCACCAGATGTATCTACAGCAAGAAATACGTCATCGTTAGCAACTGTACTAATTTCAGATAAATCACCCACAGCCGTAGGGTTAAAGTTTGTGCCATCTGCAATAAGAAGATGACCTGAAGTGTTGGTAGCCATAGTTAGATCATCACCACCAATAGTGAGATCGCCTGTAAGAGTAAGGTTTCTTATACCTGTGTAGTCTTTGTTAGCATCTAGTACAACTGCTTTAGAGTTAATTGCTGTACCTGTTCCTGTAGAACCTAGATCAAGAGCGTTAAGCTCCCCTACAACTGCTGTAATACCATCTAAAGTATTTAGCTCTGCAGTAGTAACAGTAGCACCATCTAATATGTTAAGTTCTGCAGCAGTTGCACTTATAGCTGTGCCGTTAAAGTTTATTGCATCTGCGTGAAGTGTACCGTCAAAGTAACCATCTTTAAACTCAAAAGAGCTAGAGCCTAAATCTACATCGTCATCTGTTGTAGGTAGTATTGATCCGTTGTTAAACGTAACCTGTGTTTCACCACCTGCAGTAACTGTAATTACGTCAGACCCACTAAAGGCTATACTTGTGTTTGAATCAGCATCACCTGAAATACTGTCTAGCTGTACTGCACCTACGTTTGATAATGCAGCATCACCAAAGTCTACAGCACCTGCAACAGTAAGTGTGCCTGACACATCTACGTTACCGTTTATATCAACAGTGGTAGCAGCAATTTGTATTTCTGTATCTGCAACAAGATCAAGCTGACCATCAGCACTGGAGTTTATAAATATGGCTGTGTCACGAAACTGTATCTTTTCGTCAGAGGCTATAAGAATGTCATCAGAAAACTCAAAGTAGTCTTCGTCTTCCATCCATTTAAGTTCACCATCGTTAGTCTCACCATCAAAGGTTACAGTAATATCTGTACCTGCTGTGGCATCACCAATGGTAATGTTAGTTCCTAACAGTTTAGTGATAGGGCCACCCTCTGCAGCCGTACCATCGTGAGTGTGTCCTGTGCTTGCTGCAAACGCAGCTAAGAGTTGATCATATTCATTGTTGAACAGATCAGCAGTAATAACATCACCGTCTGTAAAACTAGATTGTCTCGTGTATGTATTACCCATCTAACGTCTTGCTCCTACTTGATATTCTAATTGAAACCCTTTTAGGGAATATGGTGCCGTTTCTCCACCATCTTTAATTCTTAACGCTACAGAAAAACCTGATCCTTCTACTGACTGTCTTACGAGTGGCTGTGAAGGACCACCGAAAACAAACTGTGCAGCACTACTAGTTGTACTAAAAGTTGCAGAACCAAACTGTGCTGCAACTTGAGAACTGTCTAAAGCATACGCTGCAGGTCTTGCAGAGTCAGAAGCTTCGTTGTCGTAACGAACAAACAGATCTGCGTCTATTGCTGATTCAGGTTTAAAGTTAAGGATAACTCTTTGCATGTGTTTTCTAACACCAGTATCTCCAAAACTTAAATCAGGACTTCTATATCTTGCTAGTATTGCTGTACCATCAAAGGTGTTACCTGCTTCTTGTCTGTGAACAAATCCTGAGAAGTCACCATGTATTACTCTTACATCTCCATCAACAACTAAAGCATCTGTAGCAGATGGTTTTACTCCACGTATTTCTGAAAACTCAAACTTGTCTGCTCTCCTAACGCAGATAATACCTCTTGTTAAATTTTCACCCTGTCCTGCTTTTGAAAAGAATATTCTATACTGTGTTTTGTCTGGAATAACTACACTGTCAAAAACTGTAGAGTCTTTAATGTTAGCATCAAAAATAGACTGCACGTTTTGTGTAATAGCACCAAGAGCCGTATCACCAATCCTTGCAGTAGCAGCAACAGTTCTGAGTCCATCAGGACCAAGGAATAATAAGTCACCTGCAAATTCTTGGATAGTGTCTTTGTTTACACATCCAATATCTCTAGTGACTGGTTGTATAGCAAAGTCACTGAGAGTAGATCCTGTCATTTTAAATATTCTGTTTTCACAAAATATAAATAAAGAATCCCTAAATACTTTCAGTCCAACAATGTTATCATCTACTTTGATAGTTCCTGCACCGTCAGCAGACTGAAAACCATCCTCGTCAAAGGGTTCACTGAATACTAAAGTCTGTGGTGTGCTAGACTTACCTGCGTAAAACATGTGATTTTTAAAAGCTAC